TATCCGTTCCTAACCGTAATTGAGTATGCAGGCAAAGAGTATCTTGGCATAGTCCAAAACATAGATAGTCATGTTGCCAGCGTGTATATCTACGAACGCCTGGCTAATACTAACGAAAGAGTTAAATTCTTACAACTAGGTGAAGAATGGTGGTGGGAAACAAATAGAAAATTACCTATTAACATTGCATTACTTAACAGATGGAACTTTGCTCATTGCGTAATGAGTTTTAATGTTAAACAATTAGAAATAGTAGCAGGTCCTGAAGTTAGATTAAGCAATAGTATCACTAAACGTATCAAACGTAGAAGTATTAATCTTGTAAAGAAAAACCAGTAGCTAACATATTTAATTGTAATACAATAGCCATTGCATATGCGTGAGCGTGTGCTTTTTTAAAGAAGTAATCATCGTTAGTTGGTCTTACCCATACATCTTTATTAATAGTATCCCAATCCTTACCTATTAAATGTCTTTTAGCAGGGCGTATTATTGCTAGCACGGCTGCAAGTTGAGATACACTTGTTGGTTTCATTTGGCTTACAATATTATGATGTTTGTGAATGTGAAAACATTGTTCAACTACTTCTTTGTGTTCTAACAATTCCCACATAGGTTCTTTGTCAAGTAATTCTACTAACTGCTTTTTAGTTTTAATATTTTTATACAAACTAACATTCAGCACATCAATTTTAAAGTAGCCCATTTTTTCTGCTTCTTTGTGATCTATTGTACTAAGTCCGCTAAATGGATTACTTGGAATATCGTGAAAGTATACACCTGTATTATGCTTTACTTGTTTATTATTATCTCTGGCAATCATTGCTGGTATGCCTTTGATTATTTTTAACAACTGATCTCTATCAGCTATGTCAATGTCAATATCTGTGTTTACTATCATTATTTTGGATCCTCATTATTCATTTTGCAGAGCAGTAGTATAGGTATAACATAGCAACATAATACAAAAAATATAGCTACTATCATATTCCTGCTTGCTCCAGTATTCCTTCTACCCACCTAGTATCTTGTGGGTTAACGCTCATAGTACGTTGCCAGTAATCTATTTCTAAATAGTCTGTTATCATTTTTAATTGCTCGCCGTTGAACCTGTCAATAAGTCCTTGTGCTTCTGTGCTGTTAAATAATACCCACGGTGATATCTTTCCACTACAAATATGAAACACTGCTAAACTTGGTGCAATGTCATTAAAGTATCTATTGTATGTTGTATTGTTTTCTTCAGCCCAAGTTTGTAAAAATAATATTGTGCGTTCTACACCTCTGTCAACTGATTCAGTTTTTAAACGCTCTTTCATCCATCTTGTAAATTGCCTATCCTTGCCCCATATATCAAGTCGCACACTGTTCTTTATTAACCAAGTGGTATAACCCGGTACATCATCGATCCCAATGTCGCGACAGTAATAACCAAACTTGCAAAAACTAATATAATATTGGCTTTTTGCAAAATCTTCGTAAGTTTTATCATTTTTTGAATTTGTTCCTATCTTATAAAATAATTGATATGCTCTAAATCCAAGTTGCACATGCTTCTCGTCTTTTTGCATAAACCTTCTTTTTTGTTCGCACAGATGTACTGCTAATGTGTTTTCTTTCTTAAAAGATTTATCACAATATTGACATTTGTACATACTATTTTTTCAACAACTCTTTGATTTGTTTTTTATCCATACCGTGTTCTTCAAACAACTCAACAAAATCTTCTTTTGTTTTAGTACTAATAAAAATTTCTACTTCGTCATCATTTAAATGACTGTAATTTTCTACAACCCACTTTTGTACTTTACTTTTCTTCATTGCCTTGCCGGGTGCTATCCAAGGATGAAATGTGCTTTTACCCAATCCTACTAATTGCATCAGTTGATACTGCAATTGTGGATGCTTGCGTAATTTATTAAAGTGTACATTAACTACTTCATTTGTCCATTCTAAGTAATGCTCACTGAACATCTTATCGCCACAACTACTAGTATAACGCATCAGCAACCATATGCCTACTTTTTTCTTTTCTTCTTCTGTTAAACTATCATACCAGCCTCTATCTTTAGTATCAATAGATCTCATTTCTTCTTTAATGTTTAGTTTATTTGACAATGATTACTTCTCCTTCTGTTTCTATCCAAACCTTTGCTCCACATGATAATGGCTTGTCTGGACTGTATACTACTTTTGAGTCACCTTTAATAACAACTTCGTGTGCGTAGTTATTATTCTTAGATGTTTTACATGTTAGCACAGGTTCTCTTTCGCCTGTTTTACTATTGCGTTTTATAATGTGTTGATTAACATGTATTCTAGTTTTCATTGTACTACCAAAGTTCACTAATGTCAAGTACCTCTGGTAACTTATTTGCTTCTTTTACAAACAACACACAAGGAGGATTTTCTCCGTCATGTAGTGGAACATTTAATAAATGTCCAAACTTTAATTTAGGTGCATACCATTTTACATCTGTATAAATGTTAGTAATGTTTACATCTAAGTATTTTGGTGTAAAGCCTGTTAATGGATTAAATGCAAATACACTAAAACCTCTATCATTTAAACTCATTAAACTTAATACTTCTGGATTTCCGCATTCTGGATCACAAATAACTATACTCCAATCCAATGGCATAGTAATAGAATATTCACCTATTTGAATAACTGCCGCTGGTGCATAAAAACTTTCTAGGAACACTAGTGGAATAAAATAATAATCAATATGTCCTGGGTTACTGTAGTCTAAAATGCTGTATCTTAAATCGTCTATTGTATCTGGTATGTCATCTAGTTCATACGTTTTGTTTTCAACTGTTAATATTTTCATACTTATTCCTTATTGCCAATCTACTTTATCAATAGTAAATGGATAGTTTGCTTCTTTATAAAACTTCTTACGCTCTGTTAAGTGTTTTTTGCTAAATTTTGCTGAACTGGTAATATCCCATATTTGAACATTATCCTTATCTTCAGCTTTACGAATTCCACGACCTATACTTTGAATTACTCTAACAAAACTTTTACCCGGTTCTATGAGTACCAAATTAAAGATGCGTGGTATATTGATTCCTACTGCCGCAACACCATATGTTGCTACTACAATTTGATTAGTTCCTTCATTGATATCATCATAATGATCTTTACGATCTGTTGACTTCATTGCGCCACTAACAAAGTTTGCTTGTGGAAGATTATCACAAATCAATCCGCCTGCTTTGATTCTATCTACTAATACAAGTGTATTTCCTGATTTAGAAACCTTTTCAATTAATCCACTCACATATTCCATTCGAGCTTTATCTGTAGTAAGATATGTTAGCTCGCTTTGGTAATTATTATATTCTACGAATTCTTTCATTTGTACAACATTAACATGACACTGACTAAGTACATCCATGTCTTGTAGTTCGCTTGCACTGAGTCTGTTAGTTACTTCGCCTAAACACGCTTGTAAACTAACCTTCTCATGGTCCGCTTTAGGAATAGTTCCTGTTAGACCCCAACGCAATGGAATGTGTGCAAATTCTTTTGTTAACAAATCTTTTAACACATCTGCTTTAGCTTGGTGTACTTCGTCTACAATAACACAAGTTACATTTTCAGTAAATTCGTGTAAACTAAGTTCATCAAGTCCATCACGGAAACGCTTTCTAATACTATTCAAACTTTGCCATGTACATATAGTATGGGTATGTCCTATTTGTTTTTTGTCGCCGAAGTAAACTCCAACATCCAGTCCTAAGTTAGTATAATCATCAGCAGTTTGTCTTACCAAGTCTTTGTTTGGTACGATAACTATTGATCTTCCATACTGTTCTACACGCTCACTAAGTGCAGCAGTAATTAATGTTTTACCTGCACCAGTGGCAATTTCTTGTAAACAATGTGGTGTACTTAAAAACTTGTTTACAATAGTAATTTGATAGTCACGAAGTGTAATAGGTTGTCCTGCCATTTGATGTTTTTCTGGCCAGAGCCTATTTTGAAATGTTGTTTCATCTACAGTTGGAAAATCAAAAGTGTGTACTTTTCTAAGATCATCAATGTCAACATGATATCCTTGATCCATTATGATAGGTAATACTTTGTCTAGTAGGTTAATGTATGTAACACCGCCTACTGTAAAGTAACTTTGACATCCATCCCATCTGCCTAACTTGTATGCTGGCACATGAAAAGCATATGGTAAAAAGAACTTTAATTCTTTTTCACATTTTCTACGAGTGTTTACATCAAGTCCTTCGACTTTACAGTTAACTTCGTCTTTGAGAATAATTTTACATTTCATACTAGTATAATACACTATTGTATAGGATAAGTCAAGCTCGAACGCTTGATTATGTTAGATATTTTAAAAGTAAATAAAGACAGAACAGTGTAAATGATATTGATACCGTTAATGATATCCAAAAACCATTTTGTAATACCATGTATGCAAAGATAGGAAAGAAAACTAAACTTACAAATACAAAGTAAATTGTTTCCTTTGCCAGCTGAGCAAACACTTCTGGTTGTACTCCACTAAGATGCATAAAGATAACACTTATTACACTACCCAATGGTATTCCTAATATTAATGCACCCATAGTTGGGTTACCTTTTTCGGCTGCAGTTACTACACCTGCGATAACTAGCCCACCTATAATTGCTTTAATTACGAATTCCATATGTTTATTTATGTCATAAAAAAAGCCCCGAAGGGCTTTTTCTAAATCTTATTTTTATGCTCTACGCATACAAGTGACTTCAGCAGTTCGTTTCCACTTTTCATCACCAAAACTCTTTTTAAGATCTGCAAGTTTAGTAACCATACGCAAACTAATCTCACGCATTTTTTCTTTGTTAGAGATCATAAAGTCCATAACATCATTTTCTTCTTCTGAAGTAAACTGATATTCATTAAGCATACCATCTGCAACAATCTGCTTACATCTAAGAACTTTCTCCCTAGTTGTATCCATTGTAAGATCTAAGTAATGACACCTTGACATAATGGCTGCTAAGTGATCTTTAATCTTACCACGCACATTATCAAATTTAAGGTTAGTAATAAAAATAACACTACCTTGGAATTCAAAAGTATCTGGAATACCTTCTCGTCTTAGTAATGCACTATCTGTATTCCAACTTAGTTTACGCTTTTTACAAGAGTCAAGTGCTGCTTTAAGCAAGTTAAGACTTGTCTCGTCATACAATACTGTATCACAATCGTCTAACACAAGAACACTATTCTTATCTGCGTTATTGTAAAGTACTTTGTACAAACCAATTGCACTTGAGGCACCTTTGATAACTTCAAAACGCAATTTGTTACCTGCTAGTGTATCAAACAAACTATTTTTTTCTAGTACTTGTTCAACACCAAAAGATTTACCAACTCCTGGAGGGCCTGTTACAACCATACCACGCACAACACCATCAATTGAGGCTTGTGTCATATCATCTAATATGCTAAAACGCTCACGCATACGCTCGATAATTTGATTATCAGTTTCGTTTGGATTGTCCTTCACATTATTAGGAAGAACTTCTACAATTGTCTCGCCTTTACGATTCTTGCGAGCCTTCTTTAGTTGCATTTGTGCCATTTATTAAACTCCTGTTTTTTATTAACTATACTTACAGTATACAGTAAGACATCTTACTTGTCAACCTTTTATTTGATCTTTTATTCATAGAATTGGGCCCAATACAATAAAGGGCCCAATAATCTAGTTTAGTAGGTATTATACTAATACTCTTTTTTTAGAAATAGTGTATTCGTTAGTTTGTCTACCAACATCACCTGTTTCAACTGTAGTTGCTTTTACATTAAAACCTTCATCTCTTAATTCAGAAAGTCTTGCACCCGGAGATGCGATGTCTAATTTGTCTCTTAGATCATCCATAGTAAAAGATTTACCTGTACCCCAGAATTTAGCTAGGATTCTTTGGTTTTGAGTACCTTCTTTGAAAAATTTAGTACCCACTGCTTTTGTTTTTTTAGTTTTTGGCATTTTAACTCCTTTTGTTTATTAATTATAATAACTTAATGTTATTGTTAAGTATAATATATACTAGGAAGGGAATTCTGTCAACCTTTTAAATAAACCGCTAAATTGCTATGATTTTAACCCTATTTACAAGGGTTTCTTTGGCATTTGAGTACTTTGATAGCTCATGTTTGTTGACTGTACCACGAATTTTAATGGTTTTATCCGAAATAATATCACTAATATCCGGTTGATCTCGCCACCAAAACTTAATAATATCCTTTTCAGCGTAAACTGTGGTAATCATATAAACATCACTAGTTTGAATAAACTTAACATCTAGTACTTTTACATTAATATCGTATCTTTTGCCACGATTACCAAAGTACATACTGCTATGCTTTAATGCAGACATTTTATCTTCAACTGCTTCACGCTTTTTGTCAATTACCACACTATGTGGTAAACTAGCAATGATGCTTACTGCAAACTTATTAACATTTGGCTCTGATAATGCTTTAGCAACGTTTTGCTCAAAATTATTGAGGTTATTAGTCATCTTTTTGATCATTAACTTACCATTAATGCTATCAATAAGATTATTAGCATTTGTAATTTCTGATTCAGTGAATGACATTGCTGGATCTTCTAAAATATCAACAATACAAGTTTTGTTATCTCGTATTTGTATAGGTTCACCGTTTTCTGTATCAGTGTCTGTGTATCCTTGTCCACTACGAACAAATCCTTGATCTTTATATACAAGAACTGCGGCACACATTACATCAATAACTGTGATAGTTGGCCATGGTGTTTTATTCATTTGTGACTCCAGTGGTAAAGTTAAGTATTCATTGAACATTTTCTATTTATAAGTATAGTATACGGCAAGAAGTCTTGCTTGTCAACCTTTTTATAGTGAAATATCTTCTAAGCCTGCTGCTCTTAATTTAACAACATTATTAATCTGGAATTGCTTGGCTTCTAATGCCTTAATAATGCCTATGTATTTGTTTCTTACCAAACTAAAGTCGTTGATAAGATATTGTAAATCTACTACATCTTGCTCGCCGTCAACAAACTTGTCTGCATCACGCGAGCTAAGTGCTTTATTGTAGTTTTCTAAAAACTTACGAAATGTTTTGGATCGTAATGTACGCATTTCAGTATGTAGAAACTCAAGTATTGCTTCTACTTCCTGTAATTGATTAAATCGATGTTCTACAATACCAGGCATGTCTCTGCTCTGCTTTTCTAGTACACCTTTCATACTACACTCAAATCGTGCTTCATCAATTTGCTTTTCATAGTGAGAGATAGCCGCAACTATCTCTCCTAAATTTGCTGTAACTTTACGATACCATAAACTCATTAGTATTCTAACTCCTCGTCATCTTCGCTGTATTCATCAAAAACATCTTCATCTTCTTCTTCTTGCTCTAAGTGTTCATCAAGTGCCTCACCTAAGTATTCGCAATGATCAGATATTTCTTTATACGCTGGTTTGAGTTCAAACCCGAAGTCGAGAAGCTGATATATAGTTCTGCGAGCATATTCTAACTTGTTCTTATCATCAATAAAGTTTGATGCTTCATCATACAAGTTAAATATAAACTCAAAATCTCCATCACTAAGATTCATTTACCACCTCCGTTGTAGTTTCTTCAATGTTATCCATAATTTCTTCTTCTGCATCAGCTACATCATTGTCATATTCTGACATGACGATATCCAATGCGCCGTCCTTATTTGCATTCCAAGGTTTACGGAACATTTTAATTACTTCACCTGTTACCGGGCTAATGTATTCTAAACTGTTTCCACTTTTCTTTAACAAACCTTTTGCTTCAAAGAAGTCAGTTAAGCCACTGTATGGGCTCATACCTGTTTCATATGGGATTTCAACTTGCACACTTTCAAATGGTTTAGCGTAACGAGATTTCATTACTTTACATGCTGCCCTAATACCAAATACTTGTGATGTTTTGTTGCCATCTGCATCTACTTTTAGTTTAAGTTTACGCATTGCAATAACAATACTACTTGCATAGATAAAGCCTTGACCACCTGAGATCTTATCATCTGGATCAAACATATCTTGCGATGCATATGTATGGTTAGTTGCTAGTAGTCCTACATTGTACTGTCCAAACATATTAACTGTGTTACGAACTAATGAAGTTAGTGCTTTAGGCTTACGACCCATATCACCTTTCATATCACCTTTGTTAAACTGATCAACATCAGTAGGTGTTAGTAACATACCCAACGAGTCAACTACAAACAATACCTTAGGTCTGTCTTCGTCTTCTGCTTCGGCGTATTCTGCCTTGTAATCCTTCATAAAGTCACTAATTGTTTTAGCAACATCATCAATCATACTCATGTTAAGTTTTAATAGTTTTTCTGGTGTAGTATCTACATTCAGTGCGTGTAGCCATTTCTCATCTAATGCATTTTCTGTGTCAATTAGAATAACAAATATGCCTTGTTCTTGTGCTGATCTAACTACATTACCTGCCGCGATAAACGATTTACCTGCGCCTGATTCTCCTGCTAGAACAGTTACCTTACCTAGTGGAATTCCTTTGTCAAATTCGTTACTGATAAGTTTGTTTAGTGTGTAATTTCCTGTACTAATCCAAGTGTCAGGGTCATTGAAGCCTACGCTTAACCCAGGAACACTTTTAGTAATAGCTTTTCGGAATTTACTTACGTCAAATGGTCTTGCCATAATGTTTTTTCTCCTATGTTAAAGTGAGGGCACTAAGGACCCCCACTCAATTTATATTACTTATTGCTTACGATTTCTAATCGCTGCTAAAATGTCTTGAGCACTTGCTTGCCCTTCAACTGCTGGTGCTGCCGTTGCCATTTCTGGTTCTGGCGTCATATCAACTGCTGTTGGTGCTGGTGCTGTTGCTTGTTCAACAACTGGTGCCGCTGGTGCTGGCGCCGGTGCTGGTGTTGGTGGTGGAGTAGTTGCCGCTGCAACAGGTTTTGCTCCTGTAGTAGCTGGTGCATCTACACCATATGGACGATAGTACTGACCAAAACGTTCTGGATCATACAACTGTCCATCAACACTTGCTTCAAACATTTCAAAGATAGCGTTTAGATGTTCTGCATCAGGCTTCTTAGGTAAGAAGTCATTTAGATTGTGCAGATCGTGTGTTGCAATTGCATCACGCTCTGTTTGATCTAAACTGCGTTCTCTACGAGCCCAATTAGATGTTGAATAGTCAGCATATTGACCTTTGGTAGATTTCTTAATTACGAAATCTGTACCAGCTTCATAGTCTGTAGGAATTTCCTGGAATTCAGGATCCATTAATGCTGAACTAATGATTTTATAAATTTGAGGTGAAATAACAAAACGCCTAATAGGATTCTCAGGTACTGAGTCTTCCTGTAGATCACTTTGTGTTACAAAGCCTTGGAAAATGTAACTACGCTTTTTCCAATACTTACGACCCATGTCTTCCATAGTAGGGTCTTTAAACCAAGGACGAATTTCTGCATGTACTGGACATGTATCTCCCCACATTTCAACACAAGGTACTTGTATTGTAACTGGTTTGTTTTCGTCTCCGCCTTTTACACCTGGAAATGATAGACGGATCATCTGACGTTCTTTCCAAAAGAAAGTGTTGTCGGGATCTGCGTCTGGTAGGAATCGTAGTGTTGCACTACTGCCTTCTGGAATATTCCAGTGTGTGAAGATAGCGTTATCGCCGCCACCTTGTGATGAGCCTGAGCTCTTTGTTTCTTGTGCTTGTAATTTTGCACGGATTTCTGCTAAAGATGCCATTATTAGTTTCTCCTATATTAGCCTTTATTTGTAACAGAACTTATAGTTCTGCTTTGTTGTGTAGCTATTGCTACTTTGCCTTTGTGTAGCTCTTAACTACTTTTGCCTTTAGTTGCCTATACAGTATATAATAAATTGTACCTACTGTCAAGTACTTTTTGAAGAAAAATTATGCAATCTTTCTTCTTAGATTATTTAACATTGCTTCAGCAAGATCTTCCATTGC